TCAGTTCGCAGTTCTGATCCGTATGCATTTATAGAGCCGTTCCAATCTGGGTTTATCGTTTCGTTCGACTGCTGCATTCAATGCCGTCCCCCAAAACATAGTTTCTGAGTTGGCGCAGATCCCTCTGATTCGTTGAACCAAGCCAATGTCGATCTCTGACGGTTCGCACGTTGCGCTCTTCGGTTGCGGCTCAGCAACTTCAGACAATGCCTGGACCAAGCGCATGTCACCTCGTTCCAAGGCCATCACGCACAGGGCAGTAATTGCAAAAGCTTCATCATCCAAAGCGGACGTCACTTCTCTGATCTCGTTCGCAATTTCCTTTTGGCGTTCTTTGACGTAGTTCATTTTGTACTCCCAATTTTGTGCTCTTTGATTTTATCGATTCGTGAAGACTTTGCCAAATTCCTAATAGCGATATTTCGTTGTCGCTCTCGGAATCTACGAGTTGCCTCTAATTGCGCTTTAGCCTGACAGCTTTTCCCGCAATAAAGAGTTCTGAAATTTAGCTCGGCAGGGATTTCACCATCACAAATCTTACAGAGCCTGCCCCTACGTGCCTTGATCAAGCGAGCACCTGCGCCGCGACGGTAGCAAGCCTTGGCCATGCACGACTTACTGCAAAATTCCGCAGCAAGGTTACGAGAGACAGGAATGACCTTTTCGCACTCCTTGCATGGTCTACCTGTCCGGGCGTTCCGATTGGCTTCATACTCATGACGTGCAAGATCCAATTGGAAACACTCGCGACTACAGAAAATGCGAATTTCTGCATAGCGATCATCTGGCAATTGCTTACTACAATTTTGACAGTACGTGTTTAGGTCCATCACCATTTGCTCCTTATTGCCAGATCCGCAGCATAAAGCTCGGACGCATGTCGAAGATTGAACAAGACAGAATGATAAGACTTGCGGCAAACATCCCCGCAAAATTTGTAGTGGTTCTCAGGAAGCTTTTTGTGACAACGTTTGCAACGCGTCCTCTCGATCAGAACACCCTCAGCGATCACATATTCTGGCTGTCCTTCGTACCAGTCCGGACGCTTTGCACCGAGCAAGCTATGCGCACCTGAAACAATGTCACGGGCAGCTTGATCCGCATCCAGCCAACGCCAACCTCTGAGACAAAGATCAGCACGTAAAGAGGCGCGCATCACACCTTCCAAGCCAAATATGCTACTGATCTGCCCGTCAGCAAATGCCAAACGAATGACATCTGCAATCTGACCAGCCATACCTAGCTTACGACGCTTGGAAAAACTCGCGTGAGCGCTCATCGATCATGTTTCCCAATCAACAAGTTTTAACGCTTGATCAGGATCGACGCCCGCCTCTTTCGCGAGCGCTAAGGTCTGCACGATAGCACCAAGCGCGCGCGCTCTACCTCCAGCATCGAATGCCTGTAGAGGTCGCATCACGTCCAGCTTGATTTCGTTGCCCAGCTTTTCCGATGCCTCTTGAGCAATCATTACCGCGACAGGCTGCAAGGACCATTGCGCAAGGTGACGTTGTGCCTCGCGTACCATCGGCCCGGTGGTGCTGGGATTAGCAAGCCCCGGCAAAACTCCAAATACCATCTCGATCCCAGACTTTGCCGATGCCAGCGATTCCTTGGTCATTGCCTTGGATAGGTCAGGCGAAACATCGCTTGGCTTCAAATCCGTTTGCGGTGCAGGACCGCCCGCCGCCGTCACGTTGACAGATTCACGAACAAGAACCTTGCCGCGAAAGCCACGAAAACCGCGCGCTAGATCGCTCATATCTTGATCCGGCGCTTCTGGGAATGGAATGACAGATGAGCCAAGTGGTGCGTTTGAATAGACTTCACTCAGAGCCGTTTCTAGCGTTTGCAACAGGCCAGCCGTGAGGCGTGCGCGACGCAATGGCGATTGTCCGACGTAAGGCATGTTTACTTCGGAGCCGATCCGAAAGTGTAACACTTCGCCAGCCAATGCGGTTTCGCTCTTGCCGCCGCCCGTGTCAGCGATGCCGACCCGATACGCGGTTGGCTTAGAAAAGCGCGTCGTCAGATCCCAATCCGAGCAAGGCAACAGCCCGTCGTCGCGGATCACGAATACCGCCTCGCCACGCAGAGCGAGAGCGCGCGCCGCAAGTGCCAGATTGCGCGGTGTCAGCAAATCGGTGCCGTCCACATCAGCCAGGCTTAGACCACCCTCCCAGAGCGACACAGCGCCTTGCACGGTGCCCGTGAGTTCTGCAATGCCTTCTGTGCCCGTGATATACGCCTCTCGCGCAGCCATGACTTGCGTCGTGTATCCGGTGCCACTTGAGCGGGTTTCGTTCTCAGGTTCTTTTTTCTTAAACGGCCACATGATCAAGCCCTCCGATATGAGCGCAGCAGATCGCCAGCGCCACTTTGTTGCATCGCCCGCGCCATCCAATTTGGAGAGCGCGTTACGGATTCTTCGAGGGGACCGATACTCGAAACAAATGAGCTTGACCCAGAAGGCCCGTCCTCTTCAGACATGTATTCAACCAAGCGTCGGAAAGCCTCGGAGACGGGTGCAGGGACCAGACCCGCACCAACTTGCGCAGTTATGCGGTAAGTGCCGTCAAAGGGCAGAACGAAACCAAGCGGGCCGCTTTGAAGGGTCACGGCGTCCCATTCATCGCCCCAATGGTGCGCAAAACTCGACACGACAGGTGCAAGGCGCGGGTGAAATTGATCACCAGCATCGCCAAGCAAAGTCCAGACCACCTCTCTCGCCGTGAAGCGATGCGCGGTGTACGCCTCGATCCTTGCCCAGATAAGATTTGCGTCCATTGCCGCCGCCGCCGTTGATAGGCCGTCAGGCGCATCAGGATAAACCGCTGGAACGTCCTCAAACTGTTTAATCAGGTCAATCATTTCACGCCCTCCAACGGTTCAAGGTTCGTTGCAGGCCATTGCCAAGCCCATCTAGCGGCAAATTCGGTGTCCAGTTGCGCGCCTCAATCTGAGTTGTGGGATATGCTGGCCTTGTCACAATCGACATTTCATAAAGAAGTGCCTGCAATACCGTGCGGATAATCGCGTTATGCGCTCCGTTCTCAGGGTCCATTCCCTCGTCTTCAACCTTCTCAGGCTCAGGAACCGCGCGCTTAGGTGGCAATCGAAAGCCCGGTGAAATGCCAACAGCCAAGCCAGCAGAAACAGCCGCAAGCACGTCTTTGACATAGGACACTTCTTGCATTTCTTCCGTGATGGTTGCGGTGAAAGTTACCGCGTCGTCACTGTCTGTAATGTCCAAAGTACCTGAGCGAACGGACGCAATCGGCTTGCCAAAGTCGTGACCAGAAAGCAGGTGAATGTCCTTTTTGCCGCCATGCTCTGAAGGTGTTTCGATCCTGTAAGAAAATGCCTTTGATGCGATTACTTCCTTGCGCGGCCGGCCTGTACGGCCCCCATCACTGAGGACCGCACGTTGATTGTATGGAAAGCGGCCTTGCAGTGCTAACGCACCGGACGCTCTCTTGCGTAATTCCAGACCGCCGCCTGCAAAGCCTTCCAACATCTTACTGGACGCCTGTAAGAACGCGAGTTTGCACCGCGCGGCTAATTGTGGTGTCCATCGTGGAAAGCGCCGTCAAACGCAGCCCGCCACTTTGTGCATCGCTAAATGGATCCCTAATTAAATCCACAGCGCCCCACAATCCGACAAAGACAGGTGCAACACCGCCCGCCGTTGTTGTCAGCAAAGCCTTGCTTGCCAGAGGATCGCCCGTCGGTGCTGGCAAAGCATTGTGAGACATTGCAATCGTGCCAACGGCCTCGCGCAAACGGTCCCATTCAGTGACCGCCGTGCCAGAGATATATGCGCCGTCCATCGTGTCCCAAACTTCGGGACGGATAAGCAAGCGCACAGCATCCGGCCCGTTCGCCGCGTTCGCCGTCATAAACGCCACTACCTCAGAACGGATAGCTGCCCACGTTGCCGCCGCGCTCAAATCCGCTTCATTGATCCCCCACGCAGCCGCGCCCGTAAATACGCCCGTAGGTTCACCAGATGCGCCGGAACCGTTAAAGATTGCACGGTCCATTTCTTGAGCCATAGCGCCGTTCATATCGCGGCGAATTGCTTGCTCAAGAGCCGATCCAGATTGCAACAACGTCTTGCGTGTGATGCGCATTTGAATGCCCAAAGTGTGATCAGGCTTCAAAGGACGGTCCAGCGTCGTGTAAGCGCTCGGACCCGGTACGTTGCCCGCCTCAGTCGCTTGCCAGCCCGCAGTGATTGCCGACGTTGTGACGGGTGTTTCCTGCCCGCCCGTGCCGATATTGATCATCTGGACGCCCATTTGAGCCGCGACAGATGCCGGGAAAAGACGCTCGATCAAAGGACGGGTTGCAATCGGATCAGGTGCACCGCTTGCGACGGTTTCACCAGCGCGGGTTTCAAGTGCAGCATATGGCACGGGAATGCCGCGATAGCCGCCTTGGCTGCGCAGTTCGGTGACAATCTCAGCCGTTTTACCATCAAGCGCGCGGCCTTCATCCAAAGACAAAGCGACTTGGCGCATTTCAAAGCCCGCCATGATCTCGGTCCATTCCTTTTCGGAACGGGTTTCCAGTTCGCCTTTGGCCTCGGTGCGTTGCTCGTCCTCAGAGATAAGCGCCGCGCGATATTGCGTTTCCTTGGTGCGATACTCTTGATCCAGTTCGCCCATTTTGCGGGTTTCATCCGCAGAGGGTGTTTCGATGTTTGCCAGTTCTGACAATTCTTGACGGATTTCAGAGCGACGTAGTTCCAGTTTTTTAGATGTCAGCATTTTGTTTACCTTTTGTTCCACTTACTAAATCGCGCCATTCTTGACGCTTTGGACTGAGGGGCTTGTGACCGACCTCAATGCGAGTTTTTTGGGAATGATGAAATGAGCAAAGCATTTGCAAATTCGCCAAAGAATAGGAAAGTTCAGGGTGTGTTTTGACGGGTAGAATATGATCACACTCAAGCTGGCGCCGTTCGCCACATTTGACACACTGCCAATCGTCGCGTTCCAAGGCCTGCATCCGCAAAGCCTTCCAACGCGGACCGCGCGTGACTTTGGCAGAGTGGCGCTTGTAGTCGTCGCGCTTGCGATTCAGCCCCATGCAATGCGCCCTCCACGTCCAGAAGGTCGGCCCATCATGCGCGCGCCTTCAGCTACCGCGATAACCGTTGCCGATGCCGTATCAATGCGCCCCATCGATCGCGCCTTAGCCAGTTTCAAATTGTTCGCCGGATCGCGCAGCGTCACAGCATCCGCAAACGCAGAGCGCAAAAGCAAAGAAGGTGAAGTCTGCACTTTGCCGTCAAACGCCGCGCGTCGGAACCGTTCACAATCTTCACCGCCGTCTTTGAAACCGAAGCCTCGCCAGATAATTGGAGCTCGAATGCCTGCCCTATCGATGGCCTCGCCAAGTTCTGATTGCTTGTATCTGTCAGACACAAGCGCCGCTACTGGTTCCCCCTCGATGTGTGCCATAACCTCTAAGAGCCAAGGCGCGATTGGTACGGTTTGATCACCCAGCGTTGACAACTCACCTCGCTCGTTCATTTCAACGTAGCGGCCTTGCACGCCGTCATTTGCACCACGATCCGCAAGGTTTGGTTTGCTCGGGAACGTGCCAAGGCATTCAAGCCGCCCCGTTTCAGGCCAGTAGAAAGCCGCCGCCGTCATAGACGCAGAGCCGCCTAGATCGATCCCGACGACAACTTGACCTTGCCGCGCTGGAACCTCAGAAACTTCGCAGGATAACCATTCGTCAACCGTCAAAAGAACGTCGCGGGTTTCGCCGCTCACACGCTCATTGCGATTGTAGAGCCGGAATGTCGTGAGTGTTGAGCCACCCCTCGCAATTGCCCGCCGTGCCTGCCCTTGCAACCATTCCAGAGACGAGCCAATGCCCGCTATCGCCCCGGGGTTTGCTTCCTTTAAGCTTTCCAGATCATCCGCTGGCAAGCCTTCAGGCGGTCTATGCTCTTGGCGGTAAACACCGTCCGAATCCTCATCAAGCCAGACTGAAAACGGGTGTGAATCATCCGCAGCCGAGGTCGAAATAATCAAGGCGCGCCCTCCGCGCTTACCCATGCCAGAAAGCAAAGCATGTTCCAGAGCGTCACCTTGATCAGCCGCCCAATGTCCTCGTTCGTCCATCAGGATCAACGTAGGTGCGGAGCCAAGGGCAGACTTTCCATCCGCTGCAATCGCTCGGATAAAATGCCCGCCGCCGTCGCCTTCATATTCAATCTCTAAACGCGGTGAACGTCTCACAGTGAATTTGGCTTGTTCATCCTCGGGCAAAGACCGAATGAATCCGACGACAAAATCAAAGGCAATGCGAGCTTGATCCCGAGTTCTTGCAGCAATCAAGATTTCGCGACGGGGTTGGTTATCCCATTTCCCCATGCACGAACCTAAAGCGATGCCCGCAGAAAGTGCTGTCTTGGCATTGCCGCGTCCAATCGACAAGACCGCTACATTTATACCGTCAGCAAGCGTGCCTTTGACAAATTTCTTCTGAAAAGGTGCCAGCTTGATCAGTTCGCCAGCTTTTGGACCCTCAGGAATTGCCAAAGATTCAAGGAAACGGATTGCCTTGGTAGAAGCCTTCATGCCAACTTCCCCACAATAAAATTTTGATCCAATATTTGAATACATTTGAGAGGGAATTTACGTTGCAAAATTTTGACATTGCCAAGCGCATGCTTGTAGTTTTGGTCATAGTTGGCTGGGTTGTTGTCGCGTTGGCTGTTTTGGGTTTCTTGTCCAGTTTGTTTGGCTCGGCAAAAGAAACTGCTGAAATAGGGTTTGCTATCGCGTTGCTTGCTTCCGGCGCGTTGGCTTTGTTTGGCCTTGTGATAATAGCCATTGCTCAAATGGGACTGACGCAAATCGCTACGGCCGAAAACACTGGGGAAATGCTGCGCATAATGCGCAAACAAACCCAGTCCGTATCGACAGCGACAGCCCCTGTAATGTCCGCACCCTCCAGTGGTTTGAAAAAAACCAAAGAAGTCGGATCCGCTATCAAGACCTACAAAGGTTACTTGATTACGAAAGCAAAGAACGGCGTTGAGGTTTCGGGTAATGAATTTTCTAACGTGCTTGCTGCAGAAAAGTGGGTCAATCAAAATCCAAAGACGTAAGGCCCGCATTTTACCACACAGCGCGAACGCGTAACCCACACCCGCGGTGACGCCCCTCTTTAAAAGTTGGGGCATTGGGACCATCACATCACTCATCCGATCACCTCAAGGATTTCAGCGCCGGTTGAGCAAAAATTCGTTGGTGAGATCAAGTTGTCCAGCTTTACCGATGCGTCTTGCAAGAGGATGAATGGACGTAAGGCTGTTGGATCGACAAGTATTGAGCCGCTTGGCTTCACTCGGTAGGTGCATCCAACTGTTCCCCTGTCTTCTCTCGCGAGCCTTGCAGCATATGAAGCAGCCACCCACTTATTCGAACTGAAGAATACATATTCTTGGCGGCATGGGTCGATGTTGCCGATTTCACGAGGGTCGAGCCATGTCACCTTTGATGGCTTGAGTAGATCTCCAACGGATAAGCCATTGCTGCCACCATGGTAAAAATCTCGACCTGTGATCTGCTCGACTAACTCGTTGGAAATTTCCAATTCTTCCGCTGACAACTCTGGTGAAAACTCGATCATGCAAACTACTTCGAAGAAAAAACGCTTTCTGTGGTTCGATAAATCCTTGGCCTGCTCCACCAACTCTTTGCGCGCATCATCATCGAATGAAATTCGCTTTTTACCATTTGAAGCGAGAGCGCGATCAATCAACTTCGCTTTTACTATGCTATCCATGTGTCTCTCTCATCATTCTCAACGTTGCTCTCTTAACCCTATCTCAATCAGTTCAGACCTCGGTGGACGGTCAGAAAGCGGGTTACTGTAGCGGGGTTGAAAACCCGCATCCCGCCCCGACCGCCGCCATGTTGCCATCTCAATTCAGACGAGCCCCAGCATCAGGTCAGACCTGCCTTTCACTCGGCACAGTCCGCTCTCCCATGTTCTCCGCCGCAGAGGGTGGCAGAGGGGCCTTAGGGCGTGGAGAGACCGCACAACGCGGAATAGCTGCCCTTGTGCTTTGGCCCGTTTCCCGGTAGCACCATCAGAACGTCAGCCCCGGCTAACCCGTGAAAGCCGGCTGACATTCAAGCCCGCCGATGCAACGGCGGGCTTTCTTTTCATTCTGCCAATTCACGAGGGCGATTGTTGATCCATTCAATCAATTCAGCCTCTCGCCAGAAACGACGACGCTGCATGTAGATTGGTTTGGGGAAATTCAGTTTAGTGTCTTTGAGCCAACGCCAAAGTGTCATGTCTGACACGCCGTCAAACATGGCCCTGACAGTCGATGCACCTATCAAACGATGCTGACTTTCAATTTTGGAAAGATTGTCACTGGGTAGGTTTTCGACAGCGGTCATGACAGACACCTTGGTTGGTTCTCTGCCTAACTATTCATCTCAAAAATCTTGCTGACGCAAAAGAATTGCGGTCCGGATTTTGAATGCTGAAATCCGGACCACTCCCTAACCATTTGTTTTATCTTTATTTTTCTCATCGCTCATCGCCAAAAGAAATCGTAAGTACCATAGTTCGGTTTGAATAAATCCGATCTTATGACTTTTCCTGAGCTTATCGAAGATTGTCGAACGTCCCTGACCATAAACTTCTCGGAGCTCAGCAACAGTGGCCTCTTTTCCCCAACCAACGACATTGGTATAAAAAAATTCTGAAAGCGCGAGAGAACTCATTTCTTCCAATTTAGTTTGATCTTTCCTGACCTTGACTTGACCTTTCAATATGTCCGAAATCATTGCTTGTTCAGCATCATTTAGAGCTAATTCTCCTTCATAGAGGCCTACAAGCTCCCTAGTATCACCCCCTACCGCCGATTTAACTGCGGAGATCCTGTATTTTGCAAGGATTTCATCAAATGGCAAACCTTCACCTTTTACCCACAACAGTAAATCTTCCTTAAATTCAGCTTTTCGACTTGGATCAAAAATCAT